TCAATTGCACCTCACTGTCCATAGCTGGTCTAGCCGCGTCGTGAAGTTCTGACTCATCATTTCTCGTCGCATGCCCCATTCGGGGTTACTCGGGACGCTAGCTGCTCGTAGCGTTCCCCTGCCCCATCGCTCATTGATCCGGTCTAGAACAGCCATGACCCGAGTGGACTCGGCAAGCTGCGAAGTTGCGAAAAGTTCGTCCGTGTACTCACCTGGCTGACAGAGGTTCATCAATAGCACCTCAGCCTTGCTGTACTTGAAGCCCGGCCGGAAGACCCGTTCGAGCGCGTCCACCGCGGCCTTGATCAGCAACCGCACATCATCGGTAGGGTACGGCATGTCAATCAGCACCCCATTGGCATACTTCGCCTCCTCGGGGTTAAACATGCCGGTGCGGATGCTGATGCGGACCTTCTTGCATAACGACTTCTGCGCTCTGAGCTTTTCCGATGCGCGCATCATGTAGGTGGCCACCGCCTCCTTGATCGGTGCCAGCTCCGTGAGCCGCTTACCAAACATCCGACTACAGCAAATCTCCTGCTTCGGCGGGTCCGGCTCGTCCAGCTCCAGGCACGGCGTGCCGGCCAACTCACGGGAGGTCTTCTCAATCACCACGCTGAATTTCTTGCGGAGTGTCCAAGGGTCGGTCCGGGCCAGATCCATGGCGGTCTTGATGCCCATTGCATCCAGGTGCAGTTTCATTTTGCGGCCGACGCCCCACACCTCGGACACATCGGTATTGCGTAAAACCCAGTCGCGCTTGAATGGGTCGCAGATGTCGACCACGCCACCCGTTTGCACCTGGAGCCGCTTGGCGGTGTGATTGGCCAGCTTCGCCAGGGTCTTGGTGTGAGCGATCCCTACTCCGACGGGAATGCCGGTGCAGCGCAACACATGGCCGCGGATCTTGCGGCCGAGGGCATCCCGGCCGTCGATGCCGGTGAGATCCGCGAAGGCTTCGTCGATGCTATAGACCTCGACGGCAGGCACCATCGATTCAATGAGCGTCATCACGCGCTCGCTCATGTCGCCATAGAGTGCGTAATTCGACGAGAACGGGACGATGCCGTGCTTCTGCAGCTTGTGCTTGATCTGGAAATACGGCTCACCCATTTTCACGTAGGGCTTGGCGTCGTAGCTGCGGGCGATCACGCACCCGTCGTTGTTGCTCAGCACCACGATGGGCACGCGGGCCAGGTCCGGGCGGAAGACTCTTTCGCAACTGGCGTAGAAGCTGTTGCAATCGATCAGGGCGAAAACCGGCAGGGCTTTAGACATGGCTGCGCACGCTGCAGGTGATGACGCCCCAGATGACCAGCTCGTCGCCCTCGAGCACGTACCTCGGTGGGTACTTTGGGTTCTCCGACAGGAGAATTACCTCCTTCCCACGAATGCACAGGCGTTTGCATACGGGTTCGTTGTTCAGCAGCGCCACGACGATGTGACCATGCGCTGGCTCAATCGCGCGATCCACGACGGCCAGGTCCCCTTCATAGATCCCAGCGCCCTGCATGCTCTCCCCGGCGATGGACACGAGGTAGACATGCGGAGCGCGAATATTCAGAACCTCATCCAATGAGATGTGCGCTTCGATGTGGTCCGCCGCCGGAGACGGAAAGCCGGCGGGGACTCGAAACGAACACAAGGGCAGCTTCAAGCCACCCTGAGCAATAGGACCTAGAATTGAAAAGCTCATAATGCGCAACTTCCAAATAACTGTACAAACATACAGTATCCTTGTACAAGTTTTGCGGTCAATTTGCATGGAATTTCAGACCAGCGGCTGACTACGCCCATACGCCAAAAGTCTCGGCTCATGCTGCTTAGTTAAAGCGATCTCCACACCCCGAGGCACGCTCCCGCAACGTCAACGGCCTCGATACAAGACCGGAGGGATAAAGGCACGTCGGACGAGCATCCTGTAATCAATGTCCTATCCTTTACTGGCCTGGACTGCGCCAGGCCGAAAAGAAGGAAATTAGGATGGCTGACGATCTGCACAACCGTGGTCCGCAAGACAGAGCTCGAGTGAACACATCTGAGGCTTGGGAGTTGAAATACTGGGCAAAAGAATTTGGGGTCACCGAGGATCAGCTCAAAGCTGCCGTGAAAGCAGTCGGTCCGATGGTAACGGACGTTCGAAGGAAGCTCGGCAAGTAAGGAACAGCAGCCCTGCGACGATTGTGGGGCCTGCCCCCCCTTGGATTCTTCTAATGCTCCTTCCTCCCGGCGTCCGGCCGAGCAAAAATCCCTCCCCAACTGCTACGCTGATTTCTACGACGTAGGAGTGCCCATGCAAAATCTCGATCTGCTGCCATCTCTGCTTTCCAAGATCAACGAAAACCAGCTCGCCTTGGAAGCAGCCATCATGGAGTTGACCAACTGGATAGAGCTAAACGGATCAACTGTGGTCGCTACAAACGTCAGGGGCGCCCTGGCTACGCTCGATCAAAACGAGGGGTTTATCAAGATGGCCCTAGCTGTTCTGATGGCTCCGGACTGACGTCTGTTCAACTGAACCGGCTGTCCTAGTGATCCAATATGCTTCTCTGATGTCATCTAGAGCCCTCCATGGTTCGCGTCCGAATCGTAGCTACTCCGTCTGTGTGCTACCCATCTCGTCGGCCACGCTACAGCTCGTCGGCTTCCTGTACCCGACATTCTCCAGCCTCAATTACTGTATATCCAAACAGCAATCTGTAAGCGATCCCCAACATGAACTTTGATGAGGCCAAGGCCTTGAGGCTACAGCTTTGGCGAACAACACTCGACAATCAAGAATTCCGAATGGAGAGCCCTGAAGCTCACAGATCCAGCCTGCTTGAGGCCAGCGCCCGGCTCATCGAGGAAGGGTTAATTGATCGTATGGAGCAATTGGAAATGGATGAAATGGCAAACGCCGCTTACTGGCACGCCGTGGAGGAGCTGCAGTCGAATCCAATCATGTACCGCAGCGCATATGGATATGACGTGGTTCCCCGGGACGGCGGCCCAAGGATCGCGACGATATTTCATTCGGTCCTTCGACTGGAAGAAAGCTGTATCGACAAGTTGCGTCCCTACGATGGGAAAGTGTACCGGGATAAATCGGGGCTGATCCTCAAATACAGCTTTGAAACAACCACCGGATGTATAGAAGGCCTGAGCCTGACGATGGATGATGGTCGACAGTTCGACTTGGTTGAGACGAAACGAATGGTTTCTGGGAGGGTTTACGAAGCGATTGATGACCCAGATGTCTATCGATGGATGGCCGATGCTGTGCAGCTTGCGACAGAGAACCGGGATGTTGAAATCGTGCAGAGGCTCAGGCCTTTGCTGGAGCTGGCGAGGTTTGTCCAATGCTCGAAGTGCCTGGATCAGTTCGGCGTGCGCGAGGACTGCGAGCCTTGTAAAGGCTGGGGCTTCGTCGAAAAGTCTCGATGTCCAAGCAAACTTCCTCTGAATTGCCAGGGTCCACTGAGCAATGCAAAAGAATCAGGGGATCACAATGTGCGGCGGAGTTGAAGCGGCGGACAAAAACAGAGCGTATGAACGGGTGAAGGTGTACTTCCCGAACCCCAAGGCTGCGCTTCCCGTGGTACTTGAAGACGGAACCGACCTTGGCTGGGTGCGATGGGGGCGGCGCCGTGAGGAGAAAGGCACCGGCCCATCAGGAGGGTGGGCAAAGTTGGAAACGGTGGAGCGTGGTGGATGGGAGAAGTATCACCCGCAACGCGCCCTGGGGCTCGTGCAGCGCTACATGGAGAAGGATGGGGAGCGGGTGTCGCACTGGTTCGACATGAATGAAGGCTTCGGGCTGGAATGCCTAGTGCTAGGCGAGGACGAGAACCGACGGGTCTACGTCGTCACCACCTCTCCGCCTGCTGATTACGCCTGGATTCACGACCGGTGGCCGATGATAGGACGGCTTCCCCGGGAAGTGGATTAACAATTCCATGGGGAGACGGTGCCCCCACTTCCCGCTCCCGCTTAATGCTCATCGATTGACCTTATTCAGCGTCGGCGGAGCACTCCCTAGGGAAGGTACCGGGGACAGCCTTCGGACCCGATGAGTTTTCAAACCCCGACGCGCCATGTTGATGTCTTCTACGATGAATCGGGCTAACTTATTTAAGCCGGCTTCGCCTCGGAAGTCGCTTCTAATCAAACCTACAACTGCGAAGCTTTCTCCGTCCGCCCCCCCGACTAAGAGCGAAGCGGTTCCGTCTGCGCTTGTGGTGCACTTAATGGTGCAACCAGGCAGCAGATCGCGCAGGGCTTTCTCTATGTCAACCTTCGTCAACCTATCCATGTCGCCGCCCCGCCGATATTAGGCGTCAAGAATATTCCAGCTTTTACTTATGTAAATAGTGGCTCAATGCCCTTAAAACAAAGCTATCTCGCTAACCGTCTAAGCTGAGGAATAAATGTATCGGGACGTCTCATATTTGATACATCGCTGCGTCTGTTTTCGCCTCAACACTGCAAACTAAGAGAGATACAGCTAAAGCGAATATTTGTTCGTAATTGCAGGCCGACCGGCCTGACGGTGGCGTCCGCTCCGGTCGTTCCCTTTCACTTCGATGTAGAAATTCCTCTAGCGTAGGCCTGACAGGCTGCCAGGGCTATCAGTCCCCGGTCGCCGGCATCGGTGATGCCGATAATTCGTTGAGCATGCGTCGGGTCAAGTCGGGGGCGTGCGGCTCCATGAACCACGCCGCCGGCGCTGGTGGAGTCTGGCACTGCAAAGCCGTTGGCGGTATCGGTGGCGTCGAGTAGGACTGACAGCCGGACGTCAGCAGTAGCGAGGCGATCACGCAGGCGATCCTGATCACGTTGGGCATTGGTAAGGGCTCGATAGTGGGTTTGGTCACTAGCGGCCAGCCGCTGTTCCAGGGCCAGACGCTTGTCCTGCTCGGCGCGCTGCAACGCGGTTGAGGCCAGGGTTATTTGGTTGAGGGTTTCGGTGTGGAGGCGGGCTTGTTTTTCTAGCTGCTGACCGTATCGCCAGTCCTGAACCTTCCAGGCGATGGCCGCCGAAGTGGCGACCAAAGCGAGCAGTAAAAGGCCGGCTATCAGCGCGCGGTATTGCAGCGGAATCAGGTCGGCGAAACGCATAACACCGCCCTCGCCCGCTCCCACAGCTGCAGACGATCAGACAAGCCGTTGAGCCCGCCATTGATTTTCCGGGTGATCGTTTCGAACTCATCCCGATCAGCCAGCACGTTCAGTTCCCTGACCCACCAGAACCATGCAGCCGACTCGGCCGCCCATTGGGGCAGCTCCAGCAGTTCGGGAGTACGCAACAGGCGCTCGTCACCGAACAGCGCCAAGCTGCAGCGCAGGTAGTTGTAGCGGCCGGTGACTTGGATCAAGCCGCGACCGCGATAGCGCTGGCCATCGCCGTCAGGTTCGCGTGTGTTGCCGAGTTTCACAGCCAGCGAGCCGGTGTCGTATTTGCTGAGGTACTGATCGCCGCCCAGCTCCCGCACGTATTGCAATTGACCGGACTCATGCCCAACCTGAGCCAGGAATGCCGCTTGCCGCTTGGGCGTATCGATTTGTCTGTGGGCCATGGCGGCGTTCAGCGCCGATACAAAAACGCCCGCTTGGCGGCGGGCGTTGGGCATGATGCGTTGTAGTTGCTGCTCTGTCAGTGGCATGAAGGACTCCAAAAAAAAGCCCGCTCGATGGCGGGGTGCGGTTGTATTTGATGGTGGTGCTGGGTGCATCTAAAGCTGGACGACCTTGACCGGCTTGGCTTCCTTCTTCTTTTTCTTTCCCTTGGCATTGGCCTTGCCCTTCTTGCCGCCATTGCACTCGACGGCGGTGGTCCAACCACTGGAGGTAAACATTTGCTCCACCGCCTCGGCCAAGTACTCGCCGTCAAGCCCGGGCTTGATGCCCTGGACAATGATCGAGCGCTCGGCAAACACATCGGTACGGCCTGCCATTTCCAGGCGAACCCCGGCGGTGCTGCGATTGAACGCAGCCAGGCGCGCCTTGGCGGCCTGCTCGGCGGCTGACTTGTTGGGGTAGATATGCCGGTCGGTATGGACCGCTGGCAGGCCGTTCGGCAGGTCGTCGTTATCCAGCTCGACCACCTTCAGGGCTCCGGACTTTTTGTCCTGGTGCTTGGTGCGTACCGCCTTTTGCGTGTTGCGGTCGCCGAGGCGGAATTGATAACGGCTCAAATCAGCGCGCCTCAGAACCACAGGGCTCAGATTCTTGCCGCTAGCGGTCTGGCCGCCCTGCCGAGGCATGACCAACAGCTTACCGTCGGCCAGCTTGGCCGTGCAGTCATATTGTTTGGCAAGACGTGTGATGAAGTTGTAATCCGACTCGTTGAGCTGGTCGACTCGAGGCACCTTGGTTTGCACCGGGCACACCGGCTGCCAACCATTGCGGGCTGCCACGTCGCGGACAATCTGCAGCAGAGGCACGTTTTCCCAGGACCCGCTGCGCACGGTCTTGCCGCTGCCGCGCATGTCACTGGCTTTACCCCGGATCACCAACGTATCAGGCGGCCCCGACAACTCGATCTCGTCGACGGTGTAGCGCCCCAAGCGGGTCAGGGCCTGGCCGGTATGTCCCAGGTAAATCTCGATACCCGCCCCACGTGTGGGCAGCGCAACCGCTTGATCACGATCGTCGATACGCAACTCAAAATCGTCCGACTCCATGCCGGGTTTGTCTGAGGCGCGCAGACTTAATAGACGATCATTAATCAGAGTGGTGATGTCCTTGCCGTCCGCGATGATACGAAACGTAGGTTGCATGGTCGAACTCCAGAAACGAAAAAGCCCGCACTAGGCGGGCTCAGATAATTAACACTGGACATGTGCATTAACGCTAATTGATATCGATCAAGCTCAAGCGGTCTTCGTGGACATGCATGCAACTGCCGCAGATAGGACACGCGATAACGTCCTGCTTGGGGTCGACGTGCACAGCCTTAGTACAGGCAGGACAGTTTCCATGAGTCAACGTCTCGCGAAAACCAAAGGTCTTCCACAAAACAATGACCATTACTCCGAAGGCTAAAAACCAACCTAATACTGGAATGAAAGCCAGAAGGACCGCACCAATGGTCCCAAAAAGGATCCAGTTAATACGGTGATTAAGTTCGCGCCACCAAGTCCGTTTTACCTTCCTTAGTTCCGTGTATCGCTCCATATGTCTTCCCTCGACAGTAAAATGGGGCAATGGTATCGATCCACTCGATATCAGGCAATATGCCATCAACCCCACAACTGAACGTTCTCCAGCGTTTGCACTGGCAGATCCGGCAACCGGATGATCACACCGGCGCGAAACGGTTGAGGCTCATCAGCCAGTCCCTGATTGGCGGCGAGCACGGCCTCTACCGAGCCGTTCAAATGACCGTAATAGTGATAACAGACGGTGTCCAACAGATCCCCGTCAGACGTTCTGCAGGTCGTCGCCATAGCTCACAAACTCCAGTGAAAAAGATTGCTTCCGTGGGATGCCACCGGCGAGCAAGTGACTTTGTTCTTCCTCGATGTTGAGCAAGCACCAGGTACCCAGCACTTCTCCATAGCCGGTGGTCAGGTTCACCGGCTGCAGACGGCCGCCGATGGTGCGCAAGGTATCCAGCTGTTTAAGCCCCCCTTTGAAGCCTGGGAAGATCGCGCCCTTGAGGGTGATCTTGTCTTCTCCCTGGCCGACCGCCTGCTGGGCAATGCTGCGCGTCAGGCGTTCCTGGCCAGCCCAGCGGAACGATGTCTGCCGACGCAGTTCCTCGAACGTCGCCGTATCCAAGTTGAAGTAGTACGGCTGGGCGTTCGGCTCAAGGGCCTGCATGATCAGCAGATGCGGGAAGGGTTTCACAGCTTCGGCCGCAGGGGTCAGCTGTGGCGTGAATGACCCGGTGGGCAGGATGTTGCTCAGCGACGGACTCACCTGTCCGGCGATGCGGTTGATCGCCGCGCTTGCCTTCCCTGCCTGTTCCCTGAGCGAGCCCAGCCGTTCCTGTACCTGACTGGCCGCATTGACAGCCTGATTGTATCTGGCGGCCACCTGCCCCACCGCAGACTGCGCTGCGTTGATGGCTCGCATGGTCCGCTGCACCTTGGCGCCGATGGCTGGACCAATGAAGGGCACGCCTTCCAGTTCCGAGGCTGCGCCCGTCATGTCGCTGATGGCGCCATTCAGTGGCCCCAACATACCGTCGAGGCTGGTGCGGCCAGACTCCCCCGCTGCAAGCAGCGATTTCAGTGTCGATTGCATTTGTTCCATGTAAGCCATGGCATCTCCTAAACGTGCGGCGCATCGAACAATTGACTAGATGATTGGCGAGCGAGCGTCTCGCGAGAGAATGCCTCCATGAGCTGACGCAAGTGTGGCTCCAGCTCCCGAGCCAGTTGCGCGGGATCCTTCACATCGCCTTGAACGGTGATGGAAACACTCGGCGCGAAGCTGAAAGCCTGCTCAACCTTCGGCGGCACGAGCGGGGTCGGTTCTGGTGGTTGGGCAATTACAGGAGGCTTGACCTCGGCCGGCTTCTCCTCGCTGCCGAACCAGGACTTGCCCAAGAAGCTGCCAATGCTTTCGCCACCCAGACCGCCCAACGCGGCGCCAATTGCGCCCCCGATGGCGGTACCGATGATTGGCACCACCGAACCAATAGCGGCGCCCGCTGCACCACCGGCAAGCGCGCCCGCCAAGCCACCGGCGGCACCACCATAGCCCTCGGCTTTTTCGTCTTGTGTCGTGGCGTTGAGCGCGGTATCCAGAACACCCACGCCTGCATCCAGTACCGATCCGCCGGGAATACGCTTGGTGGCCCGTGTTACGCCTCTCAACGACTTTACAGCCATACCGACTGAACCACTGGGCACCGCCTCTGCCGCAGCGGCTATTGGTACAGCCGACAGCAACCCCACCTTTGGCATGACCGAAGCAACAGGCGCAGACACGGTTGGAACACTCGGCATCCGGGTAGGTAGCCGGCGGCGGGAGATTGTGCCGATTCCCGTACGTCGACCACGACGACCACGCTGACGCTTGCGAGCACCGCCGCCGGGATCTGCACCTGGACCGGAACTCCTCCGGCCTATTGCATCGGCGTTGACGACAAACACACGTTGCGGCTCGTTGCTGATCGCCGCTGCCGAATCGGTGCCGCTGCCCATCAATTTGCCGAGAACACCCAAGCCCTTGTCGACCGTTTTGATACCGGTTTTCGGGGGCTTGGCGACAGCATCACCAAGAGCACCCGCACCACGCTCCATCACCCGGCCGCGACTGATGTTGTACAAGCCTTTGCCAATTTTGACGGCGCTGGCAGCGCTCTTAAGTGCAATCAATCCGGCGGTGATGCCGGCGATGCCCATCACCACCGGCTGTGCGCCATCCGAAAGCTTGGTCAACCCACGAACAATCGAAGTCAGCCCCTGGGCGACTGCATCCGTCGCCGGGCGAATAGCATCACCGATGCTACGCATCCCGTCGCTGACCGCCTGACCCAGCTCGCCCCACATCTGCTTCGATGTTTCGCGCCGCTCGGCCAGGTTCTTGTCCAGGATCCCGCCGGAAGATTGCGAATCCTTTTTCAGCTGCTCGTACAGCTCCCGGTTTTGCGAATACGCGGTGAGCGCAGCCTTGACCTGCATGTCGGCGAACAAATCACCCGTACGCAGTGATCTCTCCAGCGCATCGAGCGCGGCCTTGGCTTTTTCCGGATCTGTTTCCTTGCTGATCCTGGCCTGAGCCTCGGCCATTTTTGCGGCTTTCGCCGGGTCCGTGGCCTGGATGTATTTCATGGCCAGGGCAAAGCTGGATTCCAGGGTCGACATGCCCTTTTGAATGCCGGTATTCAACGAGGCCTGATAATCAATCCCCGCCTCCTTGTACGCCTTGACCACATCGCTCGAACCGATCTTTTCCATCCAGTTCTTGAGGTTGTTGGCTGCCTCGTCCGAACCACCGGCAGTCTTCATCTGGACCTGAAGCATCGCGCCCAGGGAGCTGACAGCATCCATGCCGGTGCTGCCGTTCTTCTCCATGGTGGCCAGCAATTGGGGAAACCATCGGGCCATGTCGCTGGCCTCGAAGCTACCCGCCTGTCCTTGAAAGGCGATAGCTTCCAGGGCTTGCTGCATGACCTTGGGATCAGTGATCTTGGCGTTCTGCTGCAGCGCCATGATCATGCTGGCCGTGTCGACGCCGGACGCGCCCTGGCCGATGGCAAACTTCGCCGCCGTCGGTGCATAGGCCATGGCCTGCTTTAGGTCCATACCGGCACCGACCAACTGATTCACCAGATCCGCGACATCGTTTCGAGCCATGCCCGTATCGCGTGAGGTCTGGATTACCGTCTGGTTAAGCTGCGCCTCTTGAGGCTTGTTGACCACGTCGGCCTTGATGGCGATATCACGGACGATCGCCTGATAATCCGCACTCACCTTGGTGGGAATTGCCGCCAACCCCGTGGCGACGACACCTTGAGCAACGCTCGACGTGAGTCCTTTCTTACCGGCATCGAGTTGCTGGTGGCCTTTGAGCTGCAGATCAGCAGCCTTGGCGGCTTGACCGAGTCGCTGGTATTCCTGGCCCAGCCTGCCTACCTGTACCCCTTGCTTGCGCAGGGCATCGAGGTTGCCGTTGAGCTTGCGCAACAGGCCGTCCGCCGAAGCAGCGCCTGTCTCGTGAGCCCGCTTCCATTCGTCACGCAGGCGGATGGTTTCGCCAATGGTGCTCTTGAGCACCTTGGCCTTGTTGCCTTTGTCCTCCAGCTTTTTGATATGCCCTTCAACCGTGCGAAAGGCAGATCCCACCGTCGAACTGACGGCGCCGCCAATCACCAGCGATAACGCCAGTTTGCTTGCCATCGACAATCCTCGTATTCAATCCGAGAGCCACCAGACCATGTCGGAGAACGGCATGGTCTGGATTTCTTCAGAAGAAAAATTCAGCTCGGTGGCTAAGCGCTTAGCGAGTTGCTTCTGCACTGACTGGGTGAAGTTCATCGTCTTGCACCAGGCGAAAATAACCGGCCTGCAAACGGGCGTAATCCTTCAGGAACATACCGTCCAGATCCTTGGTGCTGACCTCAGCCAGCGAGGCGAACAAGTTCAGATCCTGTTGCTCTTCATCGTTGGGCGCAGTTTGCCGGGCCACACGAAGGTCACGCACGGTCGGTGCTCGCAGGCTCAGTGTATCGACGCGCACACCGTTGGCCTCGAGCGGGACGGTCAATTTCACGGTGACGCGATCAGCGGCCAGGGTCATCCAGCTCGGAGTTTCGGTATTGCTCATAGTGATATTTCCTTGAAGTCAGAAAGAAGGGGTCAGACGCCCAGGGCGGAACGCTGAGCGGCGAGTTGGTCAACGCCGTTGATGACTCGGCGCATGCCGAGGGGGTCGATCTCGTAGACGGTTCGGCCGTCCACTTCGAGCTTGTAGTAAGTCAGCCCGACTGCATGCTTGATCTCAGCCTTGTCGCCCGCTTTCCAGTCGCCCATGTCGACTTCTTTCAACGTGCCGCGCAGAGTGACGATGACCGGCGTAACTTTGCCTTTGAGCCCTTTGTAGGCCCCCCGGAACGTGCCGTTGAACGCGGTCCCGTCGGCCAAGCCGAAGAACTTCAATGACTCACGGCGCACGCCCGTGGTGGTGAAGTTCGCCTCTTGTTTTTCCATGCCCACGTCCAACTCGACTGGGGCGTCCATGCCGCCGCCGCGATGTTCTTCCATTTTGAGCGTGAGCTTGGGGAGCGTCAGGCTCGGTACGTCGCCCTGGAAGCTGACGCCATCGACGAACAGGTTCAGGTTCGCCAGGGTTTCGGGAATCATTGCCATTGAGGTCGCTCCTTAAGCGGCGGTGTCGAGCACTTCGGTCAGCCATTGGTTAGTGACCTCTACGCGGAAGTTGGGGTTTTCTGCCGGAGGGACGTCGGTGAAGCGAATGTTCCAGTACACCTTGCCCTGCTCCAGCTGGCTGGCGGTGTTTAGCTCCGGGTCAGCGAACACCTCGAAGTTGATGATTGCGCCCTGGGCTTTGAGGTCGCGCATGAAAGCTTGCAGCCCCTCGGTCACGTCCTTGACGTACGTCGCGGTGATGGAACGGTCGACCGCCCATTTGTGGCCGTAGAGAATCGCGTCCATGACGATGTCCATGGTTCGCACGCGGGTCACAAACGCCCACTTCGGATCGCTCGACAGCGTGCGGTTGCCCCACAAGCGGAAGCCATCGTCGCGAATGATCGTGGCGATCTTGGCGTTGTTGAGCAGGTTGGCCCGGCAGGTTTCGTCCCCGTCCAAATACTCAATCGGTCGAGTGGTGCCGGTGATGCCGACAAACTCTTTGTTCGACGGCGAGGCCCAGAAGCCGTATTCACTGTCGGTCCAGGCGAAGAGGCCCGCTACCCAGGCAGAGCCCGGCGCATCGACCGTGGCATCCGCCGTGGTGTCCCAATACTGCACACCGGGATCGACCAGAAACGCCCGCTTGGCGCCGAAGTTGTCGGCGTAAGCCATGACGGCCTCATCGGTGGTGTTCGGGCCGTCGAGGATGGCCAGCCCACGTAGCTTGTCTGCCAGGGCAACCAGGGCCGTACCGACCGCTAGAGTCGAACTATGTTTGGGGGTTACCAACAACCGCGGCTGCGCGTTGAACCGACTCTTACCGTCCAGCAGTGCTTGCAGACCGGTACGCTTACCGTTTGCCTGTACGCCACCAATGATGGCCGAGGTCTGTTCGGCGGGATCTTCCAGCTTGGCCACACCACAGGCCACAATCACAGCCTTGGCTCGGGTGTAAATGGCTTGGCAGGCTTTAGTAATCGCCGAGTCAGGCCCGAAGGCGGCCACCGCTTCGCGCTCACTGGTGATCATTACCAGGTCATTCGGCTGCGCGCTGTAAGCCGGCGCCGGCACGAAGGTGTCGACCAGTCCAATAATCGAGGACGAGGGCAACGCAATGACACGAGCGCCGGTGTCGACGCTCGTGACAGTCACGCCATGAAAGAAGCTCATAGATTCTCCAGATATGAAAAAGGCCCCGCAGTGCGGGGCCTTGAGTGGTGAGCCGGAAAAGAAAAAGCCCCGTGGTTACGGGGCCTTATTGGGTCTGACTGGCGATCCAGTCAGGAGGCACTGGTCGCAAAGCTTGCTCAGGGAAAACGGGTGACTGGGGCCAGTCACGAAGAGACTGCATATAAATCAGCAATTCCTGAAACTGATCATTGGTCAGCGTGCATTCACCGCCAATGTCCTGCTGGTCGCGGTGCCTTTCACGCAACCATTTCACTGACGACAATTGACCGTCACGCCAAGCGCGTTCGTTATACGCAATTTGCGTTGGACTGAGATAGAGGAGGTCCGGACTGTTGTCGTCAATCCATTCCTCAGCATAGCCGGGTTGCGGGTTTGCGAATCTTCCGATGATTTCCCCTGCGTCGTTTCGTTGAATAAACGGCATATTTAGTCCTAGTTAAGTTCGCTGTAGCCCAGAGTCGCAACTGCGTAATATGCGGTTCCGCCACTTGAGGAGATCTGCCACTGCAAAGTCACCGACGCCGCCGTATCGGTCAGGCATTCAAACGGAAATGCTAGATAATCGACGTCCGAAGTATTGGCGCCAATCCCTGCCTGCCAAGCGGTAATGGCTCCGTTGACCATAGCCATGCTCACAGCGCTGGAGTCCGTCGGCCTCATGTAGAAAAATGCAGCAATACTGCTCATAGCAATATGCGCCATTACCTTGGTTCGTACTCCTGGCGGAACAGACAGCGTTACCGTTGCCGACCCCGTTGTCGTACCGGTACTGTTGGCTGGCGTAGAGGTTGAAACATCCTTAATCGGTGTTGCGAAGTAAAACTCCCGGCCGACGTTTATAAAAGGAATAATGTTCCCGCTGCTGTCTGTTTTCACCGCCCCAATACGACGGAAACCTGCATATCCCGGGGGAAGTGCCGGTGCGGTGGAACTTAAAGAAAAGAGCAAATTCCCGGTACCGTCCAACGTTTTTTTGATCAAAAACAGGTGATACCAGGAATTGGCAGCACGAGCCCCTGTATCTAATTTGTTGCCACCGGAAGCGGCCGACCAACCTCCTGAAGACTGAAGCAGGCCTGTCATAGCTGCGGGCAATGAGATAGTCGTCTCGTTGCCTGACGAGCGCGCTACCCCCGGCGAGACAGTGACTGAAGTAGTCGGCGCCGCCGAGTGGTTTGCCATCGTCAAGCCATAGAAATAGCCGATCTTGGAATTATCAAGGGAGTCATACGTCGACTCCGTTACGATTCCATCCCATGCGCTCCAGGTCCCATCTCCATAAGATGCCGAACGCTGATAAAGCCGACCATTGGAGCCGCTAAATAATTGCCAACGCCCATTCGAACTACCTCGCTCTTGATGAAGGAGCGTGCCCAGCATGCCCGGCATCGGCAGAACACCGAGGGTTCCAGCAACCACTAGATAGGTTCCGTTGATACGCAAGGTATCCACGTTCGCCACTGCTCTGGCGACGTCTTGATCGGCCTTCGTATAGGCATCGGTGATGCCATAGCCCGCCAAGGTAGTTGACTTAGCAGCTTTGCCAGCCAGCAAGTTAGTCATGGTCGTAGCAAAGTTGGGATCGTTGCCCAACGCTAGGGCCAGCTCAGCTAGGGTATTTAATCCCGCTGGTGAAGAGTCCACCAAGGCCGCTATAGCAGTCTGGATTGCAGCAGTGCTTTCAGTCTTGGTGAACGCGTCGGATATTCCATACCCGGCCAGGGTTGTTGGGTTGCTACCCGAGATGATGCGGCCGAATACATCCACAACGATCTGCTTGTATGTCCCAGCAGCAACGCCTGACCTACCCAAGGCAGGAATGAAAATAAGGGCGGTTGTACCGAGCGCTATTGGCGCATCAGTCGACAGCTGCCAAAAGCTATCAGCGTTTGCCGTACCCTGCTCAATGTGCACAACCAACCCCGGCGTAATTTCGGCCCCCGCGTCTGCATCCGCAGCCCGCGTCCACGATCCACTCGACGAGGCGACATAAATCCCATTGTCCTTGGCCGCAGCCTGATTTTTCACCAAGACTCGGTCGCCGGCTACCAAGTTAACGCCGTCAATTGTTTGAAGGCCTGCCAGCGCGATATTGGCCGTCGTCGCTGCTCGCACCGACTGCTTGCTGTCGAGCTTGTACAGTTCTTCCTGGATCCGGGTCTCTACATACTCGCGGGTGGCCAGCACCACAGAGGGGTCGATCTTCAACTGAATATTCGAAGTGCCATTGGTGATGATGTGCATCCGCACCACCTGGTTACGCCCTGAATTTTGCTCGAGCAGAGGTTTGTAGCTGGGGGCGACGTTGGAGACGGCGCAGAAAACGCCGTCCTTGTCTTCAAGCGCCAACTCGCGAATCCACCAACCGCCCACGTCTGGCGGCAGCACCAACTCCGCGATCAGAACATTGGGATCCTTGTCCGATACCCTCAATTGGTTGAGTTGGGCCCGGTAGACCTGGTTGATCAATTGAGTCTGCGATGCGCTTGGCACTGGATCGGTGCCGTTCGCATCCCCGATCAACATGTATTTGGGCTCCCAGGGTATGCCCAGGGCGTCACAATTGGTTTTTTTGTTGGCACCTAACGTAGTCAGCATGCCGCCGAAGATGGTGTTCTTATCAACCATAAGGGTAGGTATCCAATTCGTCGATGATGTAATGGCCGACGCCGCTGTGCCCCTGCACCTCCACGTCGATATCGGGATTGCTCCACGGGTAAACATCGATCTCATCGCCGTCATAGACGGCAAATCCGACGTACGCGTCGAGGCGGGCCTCCAAAACAATGTCGAGCCCTGATAGATGACGACTGACCGGCCGAGCGTCATCAATAAGCCATGTCAGCTCTCGATAGGTTTCTTCGCTGATGCCCTCTTCGGAAACGCCTATCTTCAAGGCGAACGTTCCCGGCACGCCTGGCGGCTCGGTTTCGAACCACTCGACCACCTCAATCAGGTAGCCGAACGGTTCCACCACACGGCGTAACGCGCCGATGGTGCCTTTATGAGCATGGACAAAAAACGAAGCACGGATCACCGAACGCTTGATCTCCTCGGACCACGCCTCGTCCCAGCGATCAACCGACCAAGCCCAAGCCAGTTGGTAAAGCAGGTGTGCAGGGCAAGTGTCCGGGTTGTAAAGCGTTCTGAGCGGTACCTCAGTGGTTTCGTCATTAGCCGCTTCAATTGCCCGTTCAAGCTGGCTGCTGTTAAGCGGTAACAAGCTTTTCATCAGCCACCCCGCGTTACGGTGAAGCCCGAGCACCATGCCGCTTGCGACTTGGTGGGACGGATGTCTTGCCAGCCAGGAATCTCCACGCGGGCCACGCCGCTGACGTGGACCTGCGCATCGATTGCAGAACGGGCCACCTCAACACCCAACCGGCGGCGGGGATTGATCCAGGCTTGCAGACGAGCATTACACTCGGCCAGGGCCGCCTCGTTTTCAGGGCCGGTACCGGCCATGTACACCACGGCATCAATGCGATACGGCAGGATCTCGGCGCCCTGCACGGTCAGCCGATCAGCGACAGGACGCCGGTCTTCATCGTTGAGGTAAGCACCAACCTCGGCCAGCAGCTCGGGGCTGGCCGTGCCGTCGCCTTCAAGAGACAGCACGGTCACCACAACCTCGGCCGGTGCTGGGCTTTCGGCCGTGGCATCCGCCACCAGACCGGAGGCGTTGCGAGCATGCAGGATGTAGCTGTTTCGCGGCCCGGCCGTGGTTAGTCCCTCATACCTGAGCTGCACGCGTTCGCGCAGTGCATCGTAGCTCTCCAATACCGCCGACACTGGCGGCACAGCGGTCGCATCCTCAGCCTGAATCACCAAGCGCTCCAGGTTCACGTTGGCAGCCAACTGCTCCAGGTCCGCGCCCGTGGCATAAGCCAGGAACAGCGCCTTGGCCGCGTCGTTGACCCTGGCACGGTTCTGCATGCGTCGATAGGCACCCAGCTCCAGCAGCTTGGTCACTGGGTCGCTTTCGAGTAAGGCGGTCCAGTTGTGGCCCATGTATTCACGGAAAGTCGCCAGCTCCCCTTGATACAGCTCCTCGAAATCCAGGCTTTCCAACACTTGCGGCGCCGGCAGCGCCGAAAGGTCGATAGTGCTCATACGTTCACCTCCAGCACTACGCCGTCGCCAATATAAGATCCCGTCAGCTGCAGGGTGATTTGGCCATCGACCACTGCAGTGACCCGCACGCGCTCCAACTTCAAACGGGGCTCCCAACGCCCCAGGGCGCGGGCGACTTCAGCCTGCACCGCGCTTTTCCAGCCCTCGTTCACCGGCAGGTCGACATAACGGCGCAAATGGCTGCCGTACTCCGGTCGCATGCGACGACTGCCTACCGGCGTGCTGAGAATGTCTTCCACGGACTGCCGCAGATGCGCCGAACCTGACAGCGGCTGCCCCGTACGACGGTCCATTCCGATCATGGTGTTTACTCAGTCAGCGGTTGCAGATCCGGGTGGGCCTTCAAGAATGCGTATTGCTCATCGCCGCACGCTGTCACCTGCCCGGCGACCACCGGTACCGGCTGGCCGTCGGGCATGATGAGAGTGCGTGAGGTGAATCGCGTGTCGCGAAACACTCGCGCCTGGCCGATGATTGAGGGCGGCTCGGTTGGTGCGGGCCCAGGCAATGCCGCTTCGGCAGTTGTTCGCTCAGGCTCTGTTCGTGCTTTGCTCATATGGAGTACTCCAGAAATGCAAAAACCCGCACGCGGCGGGTTGTGTGTAAACGACAGGGTCAGTGTTTGTGGTTCGGGGTGTTGCCTGCGGTGTCGATGATTTTTCCACCGCCGTTGATATCGCCGGTGACCTGTAGTGGGCCGTTGATCAGCACATTGCCGGTCAGGGTGATATCGCCTGCCGTTGCGTTGATCCCATTGTCGGTGACGACAACTTCGGTTCCGCCGACCTTGGTGGTCACGGTACCGCTTGGCACGGTGATGGTGTAGGTGCTGGCCTGCCAGTCGTAGACCAGCGAGCCACCATCATCGAAACGCCATACCTCAACATGATTGCGATTGTCCGGAGGTGCACCAGCACCGCCATACAGACCGGGAATAAAGGTACCCTGGGCCACTTCCCCACTCGCACTGACCAGAGTTCCCTGCTCGCCAATGCTAGGCGCTCGCCAATGACGAGCTTTGCCAGCAGCGATGCTGTGCCAACGTACCCAGGCACTGACCCATTCCCCGTCAGATACTCGACATACCGGCGGCGAAGCGGCCAGATCAACCGCCACCACATAGCAATCCTTGACCAGACCGGCCAGCATGCGGTCGTGCTGTGCGCTTGCGTAGCTCATGCCATGTCCCCCGGAGGGAGATAGCTGCCTTCGCTACCAGGCCCAGTGTCGGAGCCGAAGCCCCATAGCAAGGAGCCGGGTGGCTGATTTGGCCATGGCCACTCTTCCTTACCTAAGTAAATACCCTGGGTCCACTCGACGACCCAGACCGCATAGCCATCCAATTCGGGACGGGTCCAATCTTGAGCGGCCCGAACAAACTCGGCGGGCTCGACCTCCAGCCCCCATGTCTGGATGCGCAACAGCACGGCCATTTGTGCGGCGGCGAATGCGGCTTTCTGCTGGCATTCGGTATCCTCACCGCCGAAGATAAAGCGCACCTCCAAGCGCGCAACCAGCGCCGTCTCCCCTGTTCCGGGATCTTGGCCGGGTTCCAACTCCGCCAGCTCAACCACCGCAGCGGGCAAATCAATATGATCGGCCATGTAGGGCATGGTCCGCACGCAAGCCAATCCTGGGATCGCTTGGTCGATATGAGCCTCAACGGCCTCATACAAAAGCTCAAGACTGAAGTCAGACACGGGCAGATCCTCGCAGATACTTCTGCAGTTCGAAGTTCAGTTCCTGCTCCAAGATCTCAAGCAGCCGCTGGTGAGCGCGATTGGTCCATGATTCGAAGAGAGGCCGGACGTCCTCCAGTGAAATCTTGGCTTTGGCCAGGGGGTAGCGACTGCCATTCTCAGCAATCCAGCCCGAGCTAGGCCCTGTTGCGCTGGACAATTCACTATCAGGGTAATCACTGGCCTTGAAGTGCTTGCTCGCGGTGCGAATCCATATATCTGCTCGACCGCCGTAGACCTTTTTGAAAAACGCCCCCTGATACCGGCGTCCAGCCACCGACACACCCGACCGCGATTGCCTTGGTCGCCCGGCCCGGCTCGCCTCAATTGCGTTGATACCGAACCAGAGCTTGCCTTGACCATTGCCTGAGAGCGGGTAGGCTCGTAGGCGCTGCCGCACAGCAGAGACCGCAATGCGCTCCTGTCGGCTAACGGTGCGGGCAATGTGAGTACGCAACCATCGCAAGGTTTTGTTGATGGCCCGACGCTGGGCTGCAATGGCAGCTTTGGGGACCAACGCAGCGAAGTCGGCGAACGCCTTCAAATCTGATCGATCCGGCTGCAGCGTAATCACCCCGCTGCTGGCTGATTGCTTGTAGTAGCTGCCGACGCTCATGGCGACTTCCTCAATACCAACGTCACCAGACCATCGCCTCCGGGTTCCGGCCTTACGATGATGTAATTTCCACCACCGTCATGCACCGGCAGATCAACCACGACCTGCTGCCGCTCGCTGACGCCCTCGGCGTCCGCCACCCGGATGACCAGGTGCGGCTCGCGAAGGCCGGTGTTAATCCGGCCGAGTTTGGGTTGCAACCAGGGAGCGGAGAACATGCCCAGGACTGGTCGGCCCTCGATCAGCACCGGGTCGCCGAGAACATCGAACACCGTGTTGTCCAGATCACTGATCAGTTCACGGAAGCTCATGATCAGAGCTTCAGCTGAATGACAGCGCGTGGTCGTGTGCAGATATGCAACGGGTTCGACTGCGCCTCGCCCGCGATACCTTTACCGAACGGCAGCGGCTCCAGCTTGCTGTAATACGGCAGCCCCTGGGTGTTTACAGTCTCCATGTAGTCAGCGGGTGCATAGGCCGACAGGAACATTTCAGGGACCCCTTCCGGCACAAGACGAGCTTCGTCATCGGGGATGAACGCAACGCCCGCGACCTTTCCGCGATAGCGCTCCCAGGAAATACCGCCGAACTCAAAACCTTCACGACCATCACCACGCAGGGCGGCTGCCTGTTGACTGCCCTTGTAGGTGTCAACGACCGATGGGTGAGAGATCAACTTCTTCCAGAAGGTCTTGCCGCAGAACGCCCGCGAGGATGTAGTGGTTACGTTACCCAGCGCGTCTTCTTGCATGTCCAGCGCTTCCACACACTGCACCTGCACGTTGGTTTCAGGGTCGTTAAGCCCCATCGGCAAGGTCTGACGCTGGACACCGAATCGATCATAGATATCCAGCAACACGGTTGTGCCGTCGGCATCGAGCACCTTGCCGTTCAAAGCTCCCATACGATGGAACTCGTGAGTGGCATCCAACTGTCGCCGTGCCTTGTCCAGACGCTTGTTGACGACATCCTGCACCGCCTGCAGCTCGGTCTGGGTACCAAAGGCGCGAATGCCCTGGATCTCGTCAGCCTTGATGGTGAAGCGCTCAGGCAAATGGACGGTGTTGAAAGGCAACAGCACGCGCTTGCTGCCGTTGACCACCAGGCCAGAGGTACCACGCTCACCTGCTGGCACCAGGGCCAACTTGTCACCGTCCTTTTCGATTTGAACGGTCAGGGTGGTCACACCCTCCTCTTCAAACAGACCGAGGCTGGCAAGACGACCGGGAACAAACTCTTGCTCGTTGATGGCAGCAGTCAAGGCAGCCACACCGAATGCATCATCTTCAAAAATGGCGATGTCAGCCATGTGCGTACTCCAGAAAGTAAAAAATCCGCTCATGGCGGGGTCAGAAAGAAAGAGCTGTGAGCGTTAGCGAACGATGATGAAGTGCGTAGCCAAGTCCTTTTCAGCCGCCGGGTCCAACCCCGTCAGCAGGCTTTCGCTGACCTCGGCCAAGCGCACCACGGCGCGGCCCCGACGGCTGACGTCGGACTCGCCAAGCGAGGCGTAGAGGATGCATACCGCATTCTCGCTGCCGTCTTCTGCTTCTGGGTTGTAAGGTGCGAACTCGCCCGAAGCGGTCACCATACCTAGGACCTGGCCGGCAATCAGAGCGGGCCCCGCCACGACGTTGATTGCTTCGCGAGAGATTTTGCCCGCACCTTCAGACAGCAGAAACTCACCGGCGTGAACCGTTTCGCGATGGATGTTGCTCATGATCATGCTCCTTTACGGGCAGCCTGCCGGCGGGCAGACCAGATGTTGCTGGGGTTAGGCAGCTGTGCTTTGATTTTTGGTGGCTCGTCCTCAGCGAGAGGGAGACTATTGTCGATCTCGAAACCTTTGCCGCTGCCCACCAGCTTGTCGAATAGACGCGCTCGCACCGAGGCGGCATCCAAACCGGCCGCGACATACTCGGCGCTGAACTCAGGCAGTCGTGCGGCAACGCACAGATCGTTTATGGCTTTGGCGCGAGCCAAACCCGCCAGGACGATGGCCTCACTCTCCAGCTTGGTCGAATTGAGCAGCGGCTCGATCAGGTTGTTGATGCCATCCGCCGTACAACGCTGGGTGATCATCAGGGCCAGCTTGGCCGAGTCCACCACCGGAGGTTCATCTGGCGGATCGGAAGGATCAGGCTCGTTATCCGACTCAGGCGGTTCATCAAGTTGGGCGAGCAATTCAGCCGGGGCATGCTGGTATCGCTGCAGCACCGCGCCCTGCCCCAGGCAGGCCTTGACCTTCACTCCGTCGCCCACCTCGTCAGCCAGCCCGAGGGCCACCGCTTCGTTGGCAGTCAGCCAGGTTTCAGCCGCCACCAGACGCCGAAGCTCGGCTTCGTCAATGCCCGGTGCCTTGGCCTTGTAGGCCGCGATGATGGCCTCCATAGTCTGGTCGAGAACATCGGCCACCTTGCGGAAGTCTTCGGCGTCCCCTGCCGCATAGGTCCAAGGGTTGTGAATCATCAGCATGGCGTTGGAGGCGATGACCACGCGGTGCGCACCGCAGACTGCGACACTGGCCGCGCTGGCTGCCAGGGCATCGACACGGCCAGTGCAACGCTCGCCCAGGCGGGACAACGCATTGTGCATCGCCAGACCATCGAACAAATCACCGCCGATGCTGTTGAATGCGGCGATAACCGGCGAAACGCCGTCGTCCATGGCGCGCAGATCCTGCACGAACTGATTGGCGGTGATGCCCCAGGTGCCGATCTCGCCGTAGACGAACACCTCGATAACCCGCTCCTCGGCTTTGCCGCTCTCCTGCATGGCGTACCAGGTCTTGTCCTGGACTTTCACCCGCTGGCCGGCTCTGTTGTAGATGCGCGGAAGCGCTGGTTTGCTCATGATTGCTCCTTGTCGTCAGTAACCGCGACGGCTTCGTGCGTGTTGTAGTTGAGGCCCAGCGCTTGGGCCCTTGCGTTGTCGACAGCGTTTTCCGCGTCGACGGTTTCGGCGTCGTAACCGGTGCGGGTGACCATTTCGCTGCGTGAGGCGAAGCCGGCTTGTACTTCCATACGGCGGGCCTGCACATCCTGGACGGGCTGGATGTAGGCCCAGCCTTGCGGCACCCAGCGTGTTCGCAGGTATTCGCGGCGCCGTTTGGCGTAGTCGTCCAACACCAAGGCACCGGACAGGACCGCCATGTCCATCCAGGCGGCACGGATCGGGCGGCAGAGCTGATGCACATACACACCGAATTGCAGTTGTTCCAGGCGGCGCCGGAACTCGTTCAGCACGACGCGCAACGCACGGTCATTCACTTCGCGCATGTCACCGGTGAGGATCTCGTATGGCGTGCCGGTGCCCGCGGCTGCGGCCATCAGTTGTTGGCGCATGAAGTCGGGATAGTTATTGCCTGCGTCCGGCGGCTTGGAGAATTCAACCTCTTCACCGGGTCCCAGCTCCTGCATGGTGCCGGGTTCCAGCGCGACCATGGGCGTAAAGCCGTCACGGTCAAAGCTCAGCGGCTCACCGGTGACGGGATCCCTAGGCACGGGGCCAGAGTCCGGTGCTGGGCGGCTGATGAATCCGGCGAACAGGTTTGCAACCTCCTGCCGGAACAGCACTGCGTCGTCGTAGTTGTCCAGGCTACGCAGGCGTTTCAGTACAGGAGACAGACGCGGTACGCCGCGCAATTGCCCCGGTTCTACAGGTTCGAAGATGTGCAGCACCTGCGATGCCGGCACCCGTACCAACTGGTTGTAACCAGCGTTCAGCGTTACGCCGTCGCGAGGGTGCGACAGGTACATCCAGTAAGCCGCCCGCTTGCCATCCGGATTGAACTCGATGCCAGCACGAATGGCGTTGCCGGTGCGCGTGGTCTCGAATTTGTCGTGGGGCACAAACTCCGGCGCGAGGATCTGCACCTGGAGTGGCACCGCCAGCCCCTCCTCCAGGCGGCGTGGTCGTAAGCGGACAAAGCATTCGCCGGAAGTCTCGACGGTGCGGGCGACCAGCGCCTGCTGCCCGTAGAAGTCGGTGTGCTCATCGGCGTCCGACTCGTCCACCCAGTCATCCCATAGCAGTTGCAGTAGCTTGCGGAGCGCGTTGTCTTCGGTGTTCGGCCTGGGCGTGATGCCCGTGCCGATCAAGTTGCTGACGCGTTTGTCGATGACGTTGAAGGCATACGGGTCGTTGCGCACCGCCGCCCGTGACCGGCCACGCAGGTTGCGCAGTGCCGGTGTGTTGATGCTGTTGATGCCGTTGTCGGGTGCATCCCAGCCAGTGGATCGGCGACCCTCTCCGGCGCCTTCGTAACTGGCTCTGATGTTCGACGGCAACAAGAATCCGCTACGGCTCAGCGTCGGATAGTGTCGGGCCATCAGACTCCTTTGCCTCCGTGATAAAGCCGGACTACGCGGGAGCGCGGCCCGGCTGAGTTGACCAGAGAGGTGCGGATCTCGTCGCGAGCCTTGATCAGCTCGTCGACGGTGCGGTACTCCACGGTGCGGTCGGTGTAGCGCACGACTTTCTCACCGCGAGCGATGGCTGCTTCAACCGCGTCGAGGTGTTTTTGAGTAAAAGACATGTTTGTGAACCCGTAGTGTTTAAGTTTCGAAGAGCACTGGGAATGGCTGCAGGTTCTGGCTAACCTCAGATACCGCCCCACTATGCGAAGGAATCACGTGGCTAGTTCAAACATTGATAGATTCGATGAATACGCAGGACTGATTTTTGCCCGCCTCTATGCAAGGTTCCCAATGCGTGTGCAACTGGACGATGACGAGGTCATTCCAGGTGCTTGGAGAGACGGAGAGTTCCACCTAGAGGCATATGAATCAGAAGCGGAATTCGTCACAGCGACTATTCACTGGCTCAAGGATGCTGGGTACATCGATGGCAGACCCTCTAGCTGTGGCTTGTTTGATGCTGTTCTCACCTCGAAGGGGCTCGAAGTTTTAAAGGCAACTCCAGCCAGCTTGGAAAATGGCCCCTCCTTAGGTGAACGCATCACCGACGCGGCCAAAGAAGAAGGAAGAGAAACAATGCGAAGCCTTGTATCTGAGGTCTTAGGCATAGGGGCTCGATTGATTAGCCCGATGTTTGGGCTCTCCTCCTAATCATCTTCGCTTTAGATAGCCACTGTATGAGCTCCGGCGCTGAGGAGGAGCACTGTGTCCAACTTGCGCCGGAGGAGCGACTGGTTGCGGCATTGGTTGTGGCATGGCCGCCTTGACCGGCTGAGTGACTCGCTCCCCCTGCACTGGCTTGATCCCTAGCGCGTCATCGAACAACCCGGACTGTGCCAAGGCCTGACGGACCCGCTCCCAGTCGTGCTCCTTATAGCGGTTGATGCCCAGGTAATGCGCCATGGCAAGGCAGTACACCATCAGGTCGAGGGCTTCGTTACGCTCGGCCTTGCCCTTCACCCATTCAATACGCTTGTGACCCCGCACGTAACGGGCGACCTTACGTTCAGCTACGCACTGCGCGAAAAAGTCGTCCGGCAGGTCACTGGCAAAGTGCAACGCGCCCGGGCCGGACTCGAATGGGTAGCGGTTGTAGATCCAGTCTTTCGCCGTGTCGGTACCGACAAACCACAGCTCGGCACCGTTGCGTTCGGTCTGGCCTTTCCAGGTCACATCCACCATCGACGGTCGCTGGGCAATCACCGGCTTGCCGGGCTTGCTCGCGCCCTTGATGGCGAACACGTTCCGCCACCGGCGCACGCGGCAGAACTGATAGACCTCGTCGGTGTGATGACCGCCGGAGTCGACAGCCGTTGCCAGAATGCCCAGGCCGACACCGCAAGGATGCCGGTATTTGGCCTTGAGCAATTCGTCCAGCGCCGCCCAGGTGCGCTCATCTGCCGGGTCACCCGCAACGATCTGGTAGTCAATGACCCAGCGCTCCATGCCGACGCCCCAGCCCATCGCCATGAACTCCAGGCGGTTGGCCTGGACGTCAACGGCGCCGGTGATCATGAGCACGCCGGCCGGCATCGAGCCGAGGGTGAAGTTTTCCAGGCGTGCCCGGTGCATCAGGGTATCGGCCTTGGTTTGCTCCTGGGCGCTGTCCCATACCTTCGCCAAACGGGTGTTGTAGAACACCTGCATCGGTTCAAGGTCGCCCTTGGCCTGGGCTTTTTTGGCCTTTTCGAACTGCTTGGCGAGGGACTTCCAGTCCATCCAGCCGAGCGGTGAATACAAGGCGTTGAGGGTAAACCCCACCGTCTCGCCGTCACCCTCGGCATGGGCGCGCCATTCGCCTTTGGCGAGCATCTCGGCCTTGTGGTACTCCTCGATCAGCACGTCACAATCAGGGCCTGCGCACTGGTAATGCACCACGCTGAAGTCCCGCGAGTAGTGCAGGCGATCCCATTCCAGGGTCTGCATGTGCCCGCAGGAGGGGCACGGCACGTAGTAGTGACGTTGGTCGCTGCCCTCGAACAGGTCGGAGATCCGCGAGGCGCCCTTGATGGTCGGTGAGCTGGAGAAGTAGAACTTCGCATTGCGACCAAACGTACTGCCACGCGTTTCCGCCAGCTCGATGGGGTCACCCTCCTCGCCGATGTCCACTTCCCAGCGGTCAATCTCGTCGCCGTAGACGTAACGCGCCGACAGCTCCGAAAGGTTGGCCGCCGAGCCGGCTGTGGTGACGTACAGCGAACCGCCCTCGAACTCCTTGGTGTCCATGGTGTTGCGTGAGTCTCGCGAGCGACTGGAGGCCACTCGTTCTCGCAGGACAGGCGTCGCCTTGATGGTTTTGCCAATCCGTGATGAGACCCGCTTCGCCAAACCCAGGCTCGGCAACAACGTGAGGATGTTCGACGGCGCCATGTGGATCAGGCCGCCGATCCAGTTCAAGGCGATCTGAGTTTTCATCAACTGCGAAGCGACCATGGTCACCACGCGCTTGCAGGGATGAGCCGGTGAAAGGCATCGCATCGGCTCGCGGGCGTACGGTGTACGTGACGTGCGGTACTGGCCGGGCTCAGCGGCGCCGGTGTCACGCGGGATGCGCATGTATTCGTCGGCCCATACATCGATCCAGACATCCGGGTCGGGACGCAGCCCACGGAAATACGCCTCGCGGTACACCTCTGCACCGTCAGGGATTTCCGTGGGCATAGGCTCAACTCGGGTTCAGGGCGTGTTCAAGGTCCGCCGAGGACAGGCGCTCCGCGTCCTCCAGCGTGCGGCGCAAGGCCGCCGTCAGGTGTTTTTCGATTTCCCAGGGATCGGTCATGACCGCCAGCTCCGGCGCCAGCTGTGGCGGCATGCCAAACAGCTGATCGCGCAGGAGGCGGCCAGCGTTGTAGGCGCCCAACTTCACAGCAGGTAATGCGACCAGCGACCCCTTGGCTTTGTGCAGCTCGATTTCCGCGAGCTGGGCCAGGTTGTGCTCGCGCAGTGCGCGGGCTTTCTGGAAGTCCGGGAGCTGCCCCGCAGGGGTGTTCGCGGGCGGCGGCGCAGCCGTGCAAGTCGGCTCAACCGAGGTTGAAAGCTGGCCGTACACGTCACGCTGAATCCGGTCCTGCTGGTGACGCTCGGCGACGGCGGCTTTGCTCGGGTCGGCAGTGTCGCGAATCAACGCTTCACTGGCCTGAACATCGACTTGTTTGCCGTCGGCACTGAGCACCAGCCGGTTGTTGTTTTTCAACCAGGTGATGTAGCTCGGTGCCCTGCCGATCCGGGCCGCAAAGGCGCTCTTCGACAGGTACTGTGGTTCTGTCATGAGCCCTCCTTTCAACGGCTTTTCAATGCGAACCTTTCAATTTCAACGGGTTGAATTTCAGTAAGCTGGCAACCCTGCCGCTAACGCTTTCCCGCGGGTTTGCGACCCCGTGTCCCCTGAATGTTCCCAGGGTCCCCGGCGCCAAAATCACCCCTGCCCACCGCCAGTCGGCGGTGCCTCTGCTACACCGAGCCGCTTGGCGGCCCAGCGTTCGTAAAGGCCGATGGCGACATCGGCACCCGCCATCGCCGTCAAACATCCCAGGGCGCCGGCCGTCCATATCGACATGCCCGCCGCGATCATCAACATCATCGCTGTCACCCCGCAGGCGATACAGGCGCCGGAACGAAGAGCCAGGCGCCGCAGCAATGCCCAGCCCCGCGCCCCATCCTTGTCCGCCCGCCACATCTCCCCCGATACGCCACCGACCAAGGCCAGGAGAATCACTAACCAGATCGGCATTTCTGCCAGCGCTTGCTGCTCGTTTGTCATATTCACTCCTAGGCTGGAAAAATCGGAACAAGTCCAAGCACCGCTTGGCTGCTCAATCTGAATGTAAGAAGCTCCTCCTCCAAACTTGATGTAATGGAGCGAAGAGATGGGTGTGTTGATCGACGTGGTTACCACGGTTGGTGTAGTTGGTTCGCTAATGATTGGGTGGGTCCAACTCACCCATCAAAAACGGTTAGAGCTGCGTACATGGGCGCTGAAGGTTTCTACTTGTTTGAGCGTCCTGTTGGTCGTCGGCAGCGGAGCATGGGAAACCATCAAGTTCGGGATGAGCGATGATCCTCTGACGCGTATGGATGTGCTCTGGTTGCTAGCCAACCTATGGAACATGGTCGTCTATCTAGCAGTAGGCGTAGCTCTCCTGGCGTATTGGACCAGTCCGCATACCAGTAAGCGAAAGGAGGAAGGTCCGCAGTCCCAATCCCATGAATAAAAAAACCGGCCATTGAGCCGGTTTTTTGTGGTGGTCTGGGTGGTCGCACCTATCGAAGATGGGTACTTTTTACAGGTCGATTCCGGTGGCAGCAACCCTGTTTTAATGCCACCCGGTGAATGTCTGGTGAACGCCTAGGCAATGTCGGCGAATATCTTTATTTCGGCTTCCAGCGCCTGCGGCGCTGTCCTGCCTGTCCCACTACCTTAGATCGAAGTGGGACAGCTACAGGCGTCTAGATTCGGGGCCTGCCCCGCTGTCCTACTTAATTTTCTCTTCTCTCACGTAAAGAGAAAAAGCTAAGAGCACGCGTGCGCGCCACGGGCGCGTATACGTTCCCGCTACGCTCACGCATGGGCGGGACGTGCAGGAAGGTTGGACAGTAGGACAACCCAAGAACAACGCGGCCCGCGCTTGTCCAGCTGCATCAGACAGCAGTGGGACAAGGCGAGCCGGTAGGACAGCCACGGACGCAAACAGGTTCAAGCTGCGATCCCCATCAACAACCCATAGATGCACAGATGCGCCTCATGCAGACGCTGATAGTAGGTGTCGCGCCCGCAGCCGCAGTGGGCGTACTTCAAGCGCATGTCGGAGTCCTGGTTGCAGTAGTGCTCTCGCACGATTTGCACATGCAGGGGTTCGAGATGCTTGGTCACGATCAGCTCGATATCCAGCGAACCCTCCAACGGAGCACGGAACGCACGTCGGCCTCGAATCAGTTGCCCATTACTCTCCATCATCATGGCAACCATATTCCCGCCCGCGAGCCCGCCGGCACTGAGGTCGCTGTGCAACTCCTCTGCCCATTTGCGCAGCCGCGCATCGATCTCCTTAATCATCGAAACAAGGCTCCTCGACCGGTTGCTGTTCCAGGTTCGATCCCCTGCCCCAGTTCTCCGGCTTCTTGTAAGCCCAAGGCCTGATACCGCTTTTGCGCAGAGCAGGTTGCCGGACCTTGCGCCAACCCAACCGGTGCATGATCGCCCCGACCCGCATCTGTTCCGGTTTGCCCCAGTGACCGAAGTCCAGCTTCAAAGCCCCCAGCAGAATGTCGGTGCCGGTTGCGGTCTCGCCAATCTGAGATTCTTCGAGCCAAGCCAGGATTGGGCCTTCCCACTCGTCCACTACAAAGCGTTCTTCCTGCGCTTCGGCGAACAGTGGCGCCTCCTCCCGGTTGACCCACCAGATATCGCCAGACTGGTAGCAAAACATCGCCTCGGCCCACAGCTGGTCGCGGATCTCGCGCAGCTTGTCCAGCTCCACTTTGGTACAGGCGACCGGCCAATACCGCCGGTTACCAGTGGCGTCTTTCAGGTACTCGTCCTGGTTCGTCGTACCCACGAAAACACACTGGCGTGGCACGTCCATCGTTCTGCGGCCATAGCTTTCGCGGTAGGTATCGGTCGAGGCCGAGAAGAACTGCTTTGCCTTGGTGGACTCGGCCTTGTTGAAGCTGTCCAGTTCCCCCAGCTCAACGATCCATTTGCCGCGAATGGCCTGGAACCCATCCTTGTCGCCAAGGGCGAAGGGGGTATCCATAAACCAGTCACCACCCAACACCGACATGGCCGTGGATTTACCAGCGCCCTGCGCGCCTTCGAGGATCATCACCGAGTCAGCCTTGCAGCCCGGCTGCATCACCCGGCCGACCGCCGAGACCATCCAGCGCTTACCGACCTTCGAGCTGTAGTCCGAAGGGGCAACACCCATGATGTCCGTCAACCAGGTATCGAGCCGTGGAACCCGGTCCCATTCCAGTCCGTTGAGGTAGTTGCGCACGGGATGGAAGGCATTGTCATGCGCGACGACGCTGACAGCTTCAATCACGCTGCTCGCTTTGACCCGCAAGTTATACTGCTGCGCGAGCCACTTCATCACCAGCATGTCATCGATGTCAGCCCAATCGCCGACACCGCCACCATACGGGGCAGCACGCAGCTTGACGATCTTGGAGCTGAAGGCGCTGAAGCCGATCACACCGGCCCAGCGTTCGTCGTTGCTGAGGATCAGCTCCACGTTTTGCATATGGGCGATCAGCATGCCGTTTTCTGTACGCGCCAACCGATCCTTCCAGCCACCCGCTGCAGGAGGCTTGACCACCGCCAGCACCTGCCGACGCACCGCCTCCAAACCCTCCGCACAGTGCAGGTCGTTGAAGTCGGTCCACTTGTTCTCTCGTTCACCCGAAAAGATCGGGCCAACAACCTGGCCACCTACAACCGTAGCCGCGTTGTTGGCCTTCTCTTCACCAGGGTTCCAGGGCTGGCCATTCGGGCGCGTGGTCTTCCAGTCGTCGTCTCGACAGATGATGATCGGGCGCCCCGGAAAACGCTCACGCATGATCTTGGCAACAGTCAGCAGATTGCCCGCATCAAAGGCAACCGCAACCGTGAGGGACGTCGCCATATGCAGGCTGATGCCGGTGGCGTACCCCTCACATTCGAGTATCGGCTCGCCCGGTTCCGGGTGCGGACCAATCAAGAGGAAAGCCCCCTCCTTTGCCATACCGTAGGGCCAGTAAGACTTGTCCCGGCCGGTATCATCTTGCTTCTCGGGGAATATGACTTGCAGCCCGACGATCTGGTCCCGAGCGTTTTGCATGGGCACCAAAACCGCGCCTGAGCGAGGGGCATAACGAACGCCGATGCCCACGATCTGTTTTCGATCCAGATAGGCGCTACGGCCTTTCTCGGGCATGCGTTGAAACAACCCAGCGGCACGATTAGCCGCTCGACGGGCAGCGTTGGCAGCCTTCTCGGCGGCCTTGCGCTTGGCTTCATCCTGACGAGCGCGCATGACTTCACGCTCTTCAGGTGTCATCCGCCCGGGCTTCACCTTAATCTTTTGCGTTTCCCCTGTACGCCAGTCGCCGAACGCACCGAAGATCAGGGTTTCGCCTTTCTCGGTGCGGTGTTCATGCAGAACGTACCAGCCGTTTTTCTCCTTGCCCTTATCCAGAGCGGTCTTGCATCGAGTCAGCTTGCCGTAAAGCAGCGGCTGTGCGGGCTCCAGACCAAAGTCCGCAAATTGATTCAACACGTCATCGAGCATGACGTGCCTCCCGCATCTCATCGATCGACTGACAGGTCACACACTGCGTGCAGCCCTGCTGGGCCAAGCGCCGCGCCTCGGGGATCGGATCGTCACAGCTTTCACAGAACAACAACGAATGCCCAGGCAACGCCGGTTTGATTGCACTGCGAGCAGCAAGCGCTTGATCGATGCGCTCCTGCACCAAGTCATTGGCGAAATCAGCAATGTCAGCCACGGCAGTCACCCCGCGTTGTCTGGTTGACGTACGTGGCGCGGTTGAACAATCCCAGCAGCCCCTGGATACCTCGAAACACCTGCAGACGGATCGCTGCCAGCTCGTGATCGCTGACCACCCCATCACCAATGCTCTTGGCCCAGGTGTCGGCCAGATCTGCCACCTGCCGGAAATACTCGGCGAGGCCTACGGTCAGGGTTTCCGGCATGTCAGTGGTGTACACCTCGGACAGCTCATGCCAGATCGTATCGCCGACCAAAGCATGCACCGCATCCAGGATGCGTCTGTCCTTGGTCAGTTCGAGGATCTCGCCAAACTCTTGGATGTTCACCGAGTGGCTGGGGTGCGTGGGGGACAGCTTGTGCTGCAGGGTGGTGGGGTTTCTGCCGGTGGTGGCGGCGATTGCAGCGGCGCCACCTGGGTAATCCCGAGCGGCATGATAAAGCGCCAGATCGAGCGGCAGGACTTCCCGCTGTGCTCGTTCGACGCAACTCAGAGCGATTCGGCTCATGGCATTAATCCTTGAAAGTTGCCAGTGCCACGCGACATGCAGTGGTGATACATTTGCCGCGTGGCTTGAAAGGGCCCAAACGCCGGATAGATCTTCGGGATCAACACCGGCACCGTGCCGGGGCGAACAATCCATTGCTCACCCCTGGCGCAACAGCTGCCCAATCTGTGGTGGAAAAGGCAGCAACACCAAGGCTTCCGAGCCTTGGAAAGCGCGGTAAAGGAAGGCGGTTTAGCATGTGGTGTGCTCGCCTAGCTTTATCGCGACCCGGCAGCGCTGTGGTGGTGCGTGCCGGGAGGAACTGGGCGACCTTTGGGTCGCCTTTTTTCTTGTTACGCCGCAGCTTTGTGTGGTGACGACGCATTCAACAGCCAAGCTGCTTGGAAGGCATTGCCCCTCTGCTTCGCTGCTGTCGCCAATAGCTCAGCGTATTTGGTTTCACCTGTGTAATCCGTCCGCGGCAGGCATGCTGCCTGACGCCATTTGTTCAATGCCTGATAGCTTCTATTGCATACCTTCGCGGCGGCCCCGATGCCGCCTACGGCTTCAAACGCGAACGCAATTGCGCTTGGAAAATCTGCGGGGTGCAGCATGAGAACCTCCATTTATCAACTTGCGGTTGATGTTATAGATCAACTGACTATTGCGCAACCTTTATGAGACTCTCAACTCATGGTTGATAAAAATTCTCTCCGCGCAGCTTTTAGTGAGCGCTTACACGAAGCCCTAAACGATGCCGGGATACGTAGCCGTGGTCGTGGGGTGGATATTCATCGCGAACTGAAGGGCTTGGGGGTGGAAAAGACCACTCAAGCCATCAGCAAATGGCTCAATGGAGAAGCGGTGCCCGAGGCAGATAGCATGGCTGCGCTCAGCTCATGGCTGAGGGTTCGGCGCGAATGGCTTGAATACGGGGTCCTACCAAAAGAATCATCCGCTACTAAGAGCGGTGACCGTGGGGGTATCGAACCTCAGACCAACGTCAGCGAGATCCATTATAACTTCGGTAAGGTTCCGTTAATTTCTTGGGTGCAAGCCGGCGCTTGGTGCGAGGCAATATCTAACATCGATCTCTACGATGCGGACTCATGGCTGTCTTGTCCGGTTCCGATTAGCAATCAAGGATACGCGTTAAAAGTCTTGGGCGATTCGATGACGAACCCTGGACCGGGACGTAGTTATCCAACTGGATGTATAATTTTTGTTGACCCTGAAGCCGAAACCAAAACCGGGGATCGTGTTATTGCAAGAGTCCCTCGGACGAACGAGGCTACGTTCAAGGTTCTGGTGGAAGACGCCGGACGCCAGTTCCTCAAGCCCATAAATCCGCAATATCCAATCATAGAAATCACAGAAGAAACTCACATTTGCGGGAAGGTGGTTGGATCCTTCATACCCGAGTAAATAGGAGCAAAAACTCAAAAAGGAATATCTGAATTAATAATATCATCTAGTACATCATCCATTCCAAATTTCTTCTCATTCAAAACTGCATATAGCTCTGCAAAACTTTCCTTAGCCTCTTTGGTTCCAATATCCTTCACCCTATACAAAACCATTTCGATGCTGTCATCCCAAGCCTCAAGAGGAATCGATGAAAGCCACTCAAGGCTATAATGTCCAGGATAATAGACGAGCACATAACCATCTTCATCGTCCGAAAAAATTGACCATTTATACTTGCCATCGTACAGAAAGAAGTACTCCCCATCCACGCCACCGGCTTGGACATTAGAGATCTTGTCCTTCTGGACGATCATTACATTCACTGCAACTACAATCTTACTCATGTTCGGCCACCGGTAATCTCATCAATAACTTGAACATTTAGATGCCGTAATTTTTCGCGTATTTCACTAACCAATGCTCTTTTGGCTGGTTCAGAGAGCTTTTTGCCACGCTCGCTTTTTGTGATAACTCCCTCAATGGATATTACCTGATCAGCCATAATAACTTTAAGCTTATCATTACCACGCACCTGTCCTAAAAATTCGTGAAGTATATTTATAATAACTTCATTTTCACCATCATCATTCGCCGTATATTCATTTAGACGATCTAGCTTTTCTTTCAGCTCAGTCAACGATAGCTGATAACTATAATTTAACAACAGCGTAAACACAGAGGCAATCGCCTGCCGCTTGCAAACAAATAAATAAATCGCAATCCCTGAAGCTATTATTGTGAAAAGATCCGAGAGGAAGCTAGTGGCGTCGATAATAAACTTCAATGCCCCCTCCTAACTTTGTATAGTCCATATACTCTCCATGGCGACCAAAAATTTGGTGGCAGGGCACAAAAATTACTAGCAGAATGCTATTGCCACGGTGCCGGTGTCAATCATCTCCAATCGTCTGATCAGACGGAACAAACCTAGAGCCAAACCGCCAACATCAAAAATATCAACCAATAGTTGACATTAACCAATTGCTGGTTGATATTCGCCTCACTCTTCCACCACAGAGCGAGGCAAAACCATGCACACCACAGCATCCCTGCACGTCCATCCGGCCGTTGCCGACCTATCCCGTATCTTCGAAGTAAGGCGCCTAGCCCGCATCTACGGCTGTACCTTCATCCCCTCAAAACCGAAGCAGCATGCCCGTACCGCACCGACTTCCTTCGATCCAAACGATGGAGGCCGGGCAGCATGAGCAAATTCCTGATCGACAACCGCACACTGTCATTGCTCAGCGCCCAGGTGAACCTGAGCGGGACTTTTAATCACACCCTTCGGCGACTGTATCGACGCGATGTGTTGGCGTTTCGGCTGAAAGTTGAACGCAACAAGACCGACAGCACCTTCACCGTTGAGCTGGGCTCAGAGCGCCACACGCTGACCGTGCCCAACACCAAAAAGACTCACCTGAAGCTCGCCGACTTCATTGAGGAGGTCGTCAACGGCCCTTCTGACTTGAAAGGCGAACCCCAGATGAAACGACATGCTGAACGCGAGTACGGCGCTTTCAGTAGCCAGCAGCGGGAACAGGTTTTCAGACTGGTTTCCACAGGTGGGTTTATCGACCTGGACCTGGGCTTTGAATTGCCGATCCGGCTCGCCGTACACCGGACACGTACACGCTCGGGCATCACCGTTGTCATGAGCATCGGCGTCAAAAGCCCGCGGACCAAGTGCTTCACCGTGTACGGCACCGACGCCGAGATGTACGAGCAGGTTTGCGAATCCATCAACCACCTGGCAGCGCTGGCGACACCCGCCGCGCACGCCGCTTAGGAGGGCCGACATGGAGCGCAATCTCGAAAAGACCGCCAAGTACTTCGGCCTGACCCGCCCCGCCCTGATCAAACTCATGCGTGAGAAGGGTCTGCTCACCGACCGCAACCTGCCGGCGTTCCCCGTCCGCGACCGTGAATACCTTCGGGTCAAGGACAGCAACTGGTACCACGACACGCTGGGCATGCAGTACAGCCAATCGACACTCGTCCGGCAGGCCGGCATCCCCTGGCTAGCAGAACAACTGGGCCTCGACCTTCCTGCCATCCGGGCAAACAACCGTGACGTGGCCTAGGGAATACGCCCGCCAGATCATCGCCCTACGCACCCGAGAGGAGCGCAACGCCGCGCTCCTTGAGGTGCCGGAACATCTGCGCGAGCTGACCAAACGCCATTGCCTGAATGCCTGGAACCACCCGGCCCGACACAAACGCATGGAGAGCCAATAGCCTCATGAGTAACCAATCTCAAAACCCGCTGCGCCTGATGCCAGCACCAGAAACAGCCACCGTCGAGCTGCTGTATCGCACCTTTGGCGACGTGCTTATCCCCCTCGAAAAGCTGCGCGTGCAGTATTTCCGCAACCTCAACGAGCAATCGTTTGCAGCCGAAATCACCAGCGGCCGTATTCAACTGCCCGTCACCACTCTGGATAGCAGCCGCAAGGCACCGAAGTACGCGCACATCCGCCACGTCGCGGCACTGATCGATATCCAGGCCTACAAGGCCGACGAAGTCCACGCGAAGGCCCAGGCCGACGCAACAGAAGAAGCCTAACCGTAACGGCTGCCACCACCAGCCACCCACACCACCAGGAGCACACCACATGACTGCAATTCAAATCTGCGCATTGATCGGCCTGATAGTCGGCGCGGCCCTCATCTACTGGACCGGCTACCGGGGCGGGCTCATTGACGGCCGCGCCGAAGGCATCGAAGAGGGCACGAACGACGAACGCGCCGCTAACGCGAAAACCATTCGTGAGCTGGAGGCATCCCTCCAATTCATCCGCGCCGATCACAAGCACCTCGCAGCCCGTGCGAAGCGGCTGAAAGAAAGCCAAGCCTTCGGCCCTCAAGAGCGCCAAACGCTTATGCAAATCGCCGAAAAACTGAGGCTGGCCTCTGACACCTTCCGCGCCATGAGTTCGAAGGCACAGGCACAGCAGGCGCTCGACCTGCGCGAAAAAGCACTGGGTATGGCCGCTCTGCTGGATCAGGTCAAAGTGGAGGACGCAGCATGAGCCGTCATTGCCCGATGCTACGCCTCTCACCTCAGGATGCCGGCGTGCTTCACCAGCAACACGCCAAAGCTACAGCCGAACTGCGTGAAGTGACTCGATTCCGTAAAGAGTTCGACCGGCAACTGTCACAGCTGATCGGCTGCAACGCCCTGCGCAAGTTGCACAAGGACAAACAGAACGCCCTGCTGCTCGCTGACTTGGTCAAGGAGGCAGCATGAACTGGATCCTCACGCATACCGGCAAACGCTTTGACCTGTTCGAACCGGACGTAGCCATGATCGATCCGCGGGACATTGCGCATGCGCTCGCTCATTTGTGCCGTTTCAACGGCCACACCCGCGAGTTCTACAGCGTGGCCCAGCATAGTTGCTTGGTCGCGGATCTGGTGCCGGCCGAGCATAAGCTCGCCGCCCTCCTCCACGACGCCACCGAGGCGTACCTAGGCGATATGACTCGGCCACTGAAGGAGTGGATGCCCTATTACCGTGGCTTTGAGGACGTCATATGGGGGCGTGTTTGCGAGCGCTTTGGCTTGGAGGTTGACCTCCCCTCAATCGTGCGCCAAGCCGATCTGATCGCCCTGGCTACCGAACGCCGAGACCTGATGCCACCCGACCCGGCCCCCTGGGATTGCCTTGTCGGCGTTGAGCCCGCGCCCGAACGCATTCGGCCATGGTCCCCCACAGAAGCTCGGCTCACCTACCACCAGCGTCTGATGGACCAACTCGCTATCGAGCACCGGAGGAAAGCGGCATGAAGCACGAACAGAACAACCCCCAAACCCAGCCCGCTTTGCTCCGCAGCGCCAGTTGGGTCGACACGCCTGTAAATAACAGCCTCTGCTGCGCCGCAGCAGGCATTACTGCTCCTTTCCAAGCCAACGCCGAGGCACTTATACCCCACGAAAGGCTGCGCAGGGCAGCAGCACCTGAAGCCACGCTGATAGCTCAGAACCGCCCGCCCGCGCAGCCTGCCTTGGGGTATACGCACTTCGACACAACAACAGATCCGCCACCGCTGCAGTACCAGGTGGACAAGATTCCCGAGGACAAAATGGCCGAGCTGGTCGGTACGACCCGCCGAGCGCTGCAGGGCAAACGCGCCAGAGGGGTCATTCCCAAAGGCGTTTGGAACACCATCGACAACCGCATCTACTACAGCATCAGGAGATATGAGGCATGGCTCGAAAGCCAATGGGATTGCCCACTGGAGTTGAATTTGTCGGCCAGTCCGTCAGGATTCGCTTCACCTGGAACGGGCAACGCCGCTGCGAGACCCTCCCCTATCCCCAGACACCGAAAGGCATTAAAGCGGCATCCGATCTACGCGCTAACGTAACCAGCCTGATCAAGCATGGTGTGCTCGACGATCAACGCTATGCCGAGCTGTTTCCCAACTCCACATATGCCACCTACTCGGCAACTCCCCGATTCGGGGAGTATGCCCAGGAGTGGTTGAACAGCCGGGAGGTCGTAGCAGGCACACGCAAGAACTATCGAGCGTCCCTCAATTTGTATTGGATGCCACACTTGGCTCTGCTGCCCATGGACGGCATCACCTCGGTGCTGTTGCGCAAAATCGTGAGCAACACTGAATGGAACTCCCCGGGTGTGAAACGCTCGGCAATCCAGCGACTGACCACTGTGTTCAACACCGCCGTCAAAGACGGCCTGATTAATCGCAACCCGGTCGATTCCATCGAGCTTCCCGTGAAAACGAAAAAGCCCATCGACCCCTTCACGGTGGCGGAGGCCAACGCCATCATCGAACACCTCTATAATTCGCTAAATCATTCGATGCGGATCTATGCGGCTTACTTCGAGTTCGCCTTCTATACCGGCATGCGCCCTAGCGAGATAGCGGCACTACGGTGGGACGAGGTAGACAAGCAGAAACGCTTAGCTACCGTGTGTCGGATCGTCGCGGACTATAAGATCGAGGAGCGCACCAAAACCCGCAATGAGCGGCAAGTCATGCTCAACAGCCGAGCGATGCATGCCATTGCGGTCGCGGAGCAAATCGCGGAACAACGTGCAAAACAGAGCCGCAGGAATCAGGCGAAGTCGCCCTATGTGTTTCCACCCACGAAGAATTTTGCGTTCATCCAGCAGTCCAGCGTCACCGACAAGCACTTCCAAGCGGCGCTGACGGAATTGGAGATTCGCGCCCGCCGGCAATACAACTGCCGACATACTTACGCCACTATGTGCCTCATGGCGGGAATGACCCCTGCATTTATTGCCAGCCAGCTAGGTCACAGCGTCCAGATGTTACTCTCGACCTATGCCAGATGGGTAAATTCAGATACCGACTGGGGCGAAATCGGAAAGCTGGAAAGAAATTTGATTTGTTCGCCATCAACTCGAGAGGACGCGGTACCCAGCGGAGGACTGTAGGAAAGGATTCTACAATTATCAATCAGGTCAACATGAATCTGGCACTGCATCGGCTTGCCGGAAGATCTCCCCTGATCCTGTCCGGTCCAATTCCCCATCCCATGGCACCTCCCACTGCCCATGCTGTGAAGCTACAATGTCATCACCTTGCCACCACATGCCATGAAATAAATCCGGTGAATTTAACCGAGCTGCCTCACCTGATAAAAAATATCAATCAACGCAGTGTCTCTTTTAAGGTACATTTGTGATGTACGAAGTGGAACACGTACTGTCTGCCAATGGAGTGGATATCTACCAAGCGTGGCTCGATACCGTGCGAGACATGCGATGCAAAGCAAGAATCACCACCAGAGTCGACCGAGCCTCCCTCGGTCACTTTGGCGACACCGAGCCGGTAGGTGATGGAGTCTACGAGATGAAGTTGAATTTTGGTCCTGGATACCGTGTCTATTACGCAATCCAGGATCGAAAAGTAGTTTTCCTTTTGGGCGGAGGCTCCAAGGATAGACAGCAGAACGACATCGACCAGGCCAAGGCTCTCTGGAACTCTTTTAAGGTGAAAAGAAAATGACAGCTCGCACTCGTTCTCATGAAGATAGCGTTCTTGAAATGCTTAGAGACGACGAAGCATTTGCCATCGAATATCTTTCCGTAGCGCTTGAGGAAATAGACGAAGTCGGTGGGGAGGATGCTTTCCTTGTTGCGATTCGCCGCCTCGTAGAAGCAAGGGGCGGCATGGGCAGCCTTTCACAGAGTACTGGCCTAGCCCGAGGTAATCTCTACAGATCCATAGCAGTAGGCGGAGACCCAAAGCTCTCCACCGTTCTCAAAGTGCTTCAGGCGCTAGGCGTAGGAATGTCCAAAGTCGTATCGCATCGGACAGAAGAAGCTTGCGCCTGA